ACGTGTAACTGAATACGCGCAAGGTCGCCAAATACTGCAAATGATTCGTTTGCTGTGATGTCACCAACTTCTGGTAGTACGTCTACTAATTCGACAGGCACGCCGTCAATGTTTGGTGTAATAGCTTGTCCAGGACCACCGAATAGGTAGTTGGCTGCTGAGTTACTTCCGTCACCAGATTTTGTCTGGCGTAGGGCGTTCCATACTGTTGGGTGCATGAAGTAACGACCATTGCGGCGAGCGCTTGAAACAACCTTGTATCGGCCATTCATTGCGTCATCAGCGCTAAAGTCAGTAATAGCAGCACCAACACTAACAGTTTTGTAAGTATCACCAGATGATGCACTTAATAGACCGTAGGTTGCGTCTGTGAATACTAGTTGGTCAAATAACTTAGCTCGTGCGCGTGCAATTTCATTAGCAGCATCGTTGAAAAGGTCGATAGCGGAATCTTCTACGATTTCACTTGTCATTACCAATGTTGCGATGTACTTGTCAAGAGCAGCGGTTGCTGCAGCGTAAGTTAGCTTCTGTGCGTTTTGAGCAACTGCTTCACCGGTCTTTGTAAAGCTGATCTCGTTTGTACCACTTAATAGTGTTACTGAGTCTCGGTCTGTACGCCGAATAGTAGCAAGTCGCGAAACAACACCGTAGTCGTCAGTAAGACGGTCTACTTCAGCAACAAACTCTGGGTCTGGAACAAGTGCGCCACCGTCAGCCGTTGTAGTAACGTTCTGGTAGTCAGCTTTGTTTACATCGAACCATGCTTTGTTAACATATGTGTTGTATTCTGCAATTTGTGCAGCGTTGCCGTTTTTGAATGCAAAAACACCCTTAGCAAATCGCATTTCTTTTGATAGGTTTTCCATAGTGCTTTTTACTTCCGCTTTTTCAACTTCTGATGTTACGTTCTTTTTTTCTGTTTTTTCTGTTAGTGCAACCATTTCTTTTGCAATGTCTGATGCCGTTGGCATAACAAGACCTTCTTTTACGGATTTAGCAGCTTCATCGGCAACAGCCTTGATAACTTCTGCGTCAATCTCAATGTTTTCTTTACTCATTTGAGTCTCCTTTTAATTTAATCTGTCGGATGACAGTTTCGACTTGCTGATCGACCGCTTGCGCTTGGCGCAAAACTACTCGTCGAGTTAATGTACCGTCAGCCGAATCCTCATGGGTTTTGCCGTGGGCTACTTCCTTTAAGGTGGCAACGAGTGTCTCTAGGGTCTCGATGTTCTTGTTTAGTTCATTATCGCCAGTAGAAAGCATTTTGCGTGCGTAACCGTTTGCAAGGGCTTTAAGCTCTGCTTTTTGGTTGCCGTCAAGTGACTTATTGGAAACAAGTGCGTTTTGATTAGCCGGGATTGATACCACGCTAAACTCTTTCATCATCATTTCAGAAATAGTCATGCCGTCTGTTCCCCATTGCTTTACCATGCCGCCAATAGATACAGCGTTCAAGTAACCGTCCATAATGTAGTCGTAGACCTTACGGGCAAAGTCGTCTTTCATATAGAACTTAGCACGAGCCATAAGTTTCCCGTTGTCTTTCCAAATCTTTACTGCCTTAGCAATAGGTAGGTTAAAGCCATCGTGACCCCATAAAACAACTGGGTTTTTCTTAAACTCAGTTAAATCAATTCCGTTTACGTCTATTCTTTCGCCGTGTGAGTCCATATCGTTAGTAGATACGACAAACTCAACTTCTCCCTCTTGGAGCTTTGTTGCTTTTTCAATGTACGCTTCTGATTTAATGTGCATTTATTTCTCCTAATAAAAAAGACCGCTGATTAGACCTACCTACTCTTTACAGAGGTGGCGCTCGTTATTCGAGCATGGTCTCAGTGGACTCTGTTTGCATTATACTACGATTATGCTTATTTTGTAAACTACTATTATATTCAGTTGTTAAAAAAAGATTAGAATACAGTTTATATTCGAATATCATCTTGCACCGGGGGCATTTAATAGCTGCGTTCATAGACTCGGCTTTTGCTAGTAGTCTATTACAATTTTTACATTTAACATCTATCATATTTTACCAGGTGCCTATTGCTTAGCGTTTCCTGTGGTCATTTTAATTCTCCGGCACTAATGAGCAAGTGCAATTAGGGTGTAGCGGTGGTGTTCCAATGTCAGAGTATTCAACCTGCATCTGGTCGCCCTGTGCGGTTGTAACAACATCACCTATGTTAGCAAAGCTGCTACCAATTGTTTTTGTCTGTCCTTCAAACGTTTGGCAAAATGCACAAGCTCCTGGGTTTGTAAACCATTTAACTGTTGTAAAGCCGCTCTGCTTGTATGTAAGCTCTGCTGTTGAGTTACTAGCACGCAAGCTTTCTGTTCGTGCAATACGTTCTGCTCGGTAGCCTTGAGCGTCGCTAAAGGTCTGCTCTACGCGCTTTTTAAGCTTGGCAAGGCTTTCACCTGCACCCTGACCAGCGGCCAACGTTTGTTCTAGTGCCCTAATAGTGTCTTGGTTGTACAGCCCAGCAATCCGTAATATGTTTTGGTTTACGCCTTCTCGTATCTCTGGGCTAATTGTCAGAAGTTCACCACTGATAAAGTTTGCAACACCCTCGGTTTGCGTTTCCATTAATTCAATAATAATTGGTACAAGCAAAAGTGCAAGTGCAGTGCTATCTTCTTTTATGCTAAACAAATACTCTTCAAAGCTCTTGTTGGTTGCGTCAATCTTGCTAATTACTACGGCCTCTTGTTTCTTTGAAAACTTGTCAATCTCTGTCTTTAGCTTAGTAGCGTAGATGTCGTTGATAGCAACAAGGTCTTTACGGAATGACTCTTGTTCTGCATTAAGCGCTAGTACCTTTTCTGTACTTGATAATTCACGCTTCATGGTTATCTTTTTTGCCGTAAAGGAGTTTGCGATTGGTGCTGCTTGTGGAACTGCATTGCGTGGCATTAAAATGCTACCGCCGTCAATTGGTCCAAGTCCGTCCATCTCGCGTGCTTCATTAACTGTAAGCCATACGTTCACACCATCTTTCTGGCGCTTTAGCCTAAACTCTTTATCTTCTGGGATAGGCGATACGTGCTGTATGTCCATGATTTCAGCAAAGCCACCAACCTTTGCAATCTTTTCCCAGATACGGTCAAGGCGCTCCATGATTGGGTCAATCTTTTCTTTGTTGTAGATGTAGTGAACAGCCTCAACGTTTGCTCGTGCCTGACCAGAACCATCTGCAATGCCCAGCAAAGCCTTTGGAACTTCTAACATCATAAGTACATCTTCTTTGGCCATGTCTCGTGTAACTTTTTGGTCAACGTCTTTAAGTGTTGCACCAACTGCCTTGAAGTCTACGCCATCACCACGAATAAATGCTGTCTTACCAGCGTTGTGTGGTCCTTCATAGCCTTCACGCCACTGTTGAGCAAACTGCTTGAACACTTCTTTGTCCATGTTTGGAAGTGTTACAATACCGCTTGGGCTTGCGTTGTTTCGCATGTAGTTCAATGTAAAGACAGAAGTTGTAATCTCTGTGTCAACGTAAACTGATGCACGCTCAAGTACTGACATACCTCGGAACTCGTTGAACGGATTTGGTCGTTTGTCGTGTACTATTTCATCGAGCATAAGTGGTACTTGTGTTCCATTACTCTTGTGCAAGATATAACCAACCACTTCGCCATCACTTAACTTTAGCTCAACCTGCATTGGGTTAAGCAAGTAGACTTCTTTTACTCTACGAGTGCTTTCGCCTCGTGCTAAGTACCAGAACGTCTCACCGTATATCTCGTAAATCATAGCCCATAGGTGAATAAAGTCTGACGAGTTGGTCTGCGGGTTTGGATTTTTAGCAAGTGTAATAATTGGGTGATTAACGTATACATCGCCATTGCCTCTTACGGCTTTGGGTTCGTAGACACTGGTAGACATACCAATTTTGTCAATAGCCTTAAAGGTAATTCCCCTTAATTGATTTTGTGGATCAAAGGTTGAGGCATTTGAAAGGTTTCTAATAACGGTACCAAGTGAATTACCGAGTTGTTTTTGTGTAAGAACGCTTAGTGCTGCTTTTGCTCTATCAGTAAACTTCATTTATGTTTTCCCATTTAAGGTCTCAAAGGACTCTGTTCATATAGTACCACTTATGCTCTTAAAGATAAATATCATCTATGTCAAGTGTATTACCAGAATAGTAACAAAGTATCAAGGCATCGGCAATGTCGGGTGAGCGAAAACCACGCTTTTTGTAGTCGTCTTTGCTTTCAACCGC